GCAAACGGTGAAGATGCAATGTGTATGAAATGCGGCGGCACCGGCGAGCTTGATGCGATGGTGACAATAGAATGGCTACCGGGACAAAGAGGAGGCGCATATGGCAGGTAAGACAGGCGGTTATAACCGATTCTATGCAGCGCTTAATGCACTGCCCGGGATAAAGGATAAGGAGGAGTTTAAGCGCGCAATGGTGGCGGAGTTTACGAAGAATCGCACTGACAGCCTCAAGGAGATGACGGCAAAGGAATATGGAGAGTGCTGCCGAACTTTAGAGACAATGGCGGGCTTCGCTAATATTCGCAAAAAGAAGCGGAGCGCTTGCTTGAAGCTGATGCAACAGTTGGGCATAGACACCACCGATTGGGCGCGAGTGAATGACTTCTGCCGCCACCCGAAGATAGCAGGTAGAGAATTTGCGAAGTTGGGAGTTGACGATCTCGACAAGTTGCAGAGGAAGCTGAGAGCGATAGAGCGCAACGGCGGACTCCGCAAAGAGAGCGGGCAATCCGGAGAACCGGTAGTATATAAGGTAACTCTATCAAACGCAGAAGAAGCATGATGAAACAGACGCTTAGAGATGTGAAGGGCTACATCATTGAGATGACAAGCGAAATGGACTGCGAGGCATATATAGAGTTTATGCGAGAGCTATCAGAGTGGGCGTCCTCTCAGGCAGACCTTCAAGAGTATAACGAAGAATCAATGTTTAATGAATAATTAACCCATAAACAACAAACAACATGAAAGAAATAGTAGAAATGACCGCTGAAGAACTGGCGGAGTATGAAACCTTTAAGGCGGAGAGAGAGAAGAAACGTGCAGCCGAGCTACGCCAACAGCAGCGCGAGAGTTATGCACAAATGGTGGATGACGAGGTGACAACAGCCATTCCTCAGCTCAAGGAGTTGAGCGATGCCATCAAGACAGTCAAGGACACTGTTTACAGCAACTTTGATGCAATACTCAAGATGAAGTCGGAGATACTTGGACTTGTTAAGGATGATCAGCGCAGCCATACGTTCACGACAGGCGACTCTAAGTTTAGAATCACATTGGGTGTCAACACCATTGACGGGTATCGTGACACAGTTGAAGACGGCATTGCAATGGTGAAGAAGTACATCGAAAGTTTAGCTACGGACGAAAAGACACGTAGCTTGGTTAACACCATTTTGAGGCTTCTTAGCCGTGATCAGGTGGGCAACATCAAGGCGAGTCGAGTTTTGCAACTGCAGAAAATGGCGGTGGAGAGTGGCGATGAAACATTCTTGGAGGGTGTGAAAATCATTCAGGAGAGTTATCAGCCGACAGTCACCAAGCGCTACATTCGTGGAGAGTATAAGAACGAGAACGGAGCATGGGTGAGCATACCATTATCGATGACTGATGTAGATTAAAAACCGGAGGCAAGCTGATGGGAACGAAGCGGCGCGGCGTAAGCTACCATAAGCGGGTAAAAGACATAAACGGGATATATGACCGTTACGCACGGTTGGGAGTGCCCAATCGCGAGATATGGCGGCGGTACATATATCCGGTTTATGCGATTAGCGAGCGGACCTTTTACAATATGTTGAAGGCTCCGCTCACGCCACGTTTTCTCGACTCGGCTGAAAACTATCCAACCCTATTTGACTGATGGCAAAGAACGACATAGGCATAATCATAAAGCGCATACTGCGCGACATACAGGTGGAGCTTGGCGATGAGTTTGACAAGAACTTTGAGCGACAGGCATTTTTCACTCAGGCATGGCAGCGCAGAAAAAGCCCTACCCGTCAAGGCGGTGCCACGCTAATAGATACCGGTCAGCTTCGAAAGAGTGTTAGGAGCGAGATTAAAGAGTCATCGATAGTGTTTCGCTCGGATTTGCCCTACGCGGAGATACATAACGAGGGCGGAGAGATTAAGGTGACGCCCAAGATGAAGCGGTATTTTTGGTATAGGTACTATGACTGCACCGGTTCGTTCGGCAGGCGCAAGAACGGAACGCTCCGCAAGGATAAGCGCAACGTCAGGTTGACGACCGAGGCTGAGTTTTGGAAGGCGCTCGCACTGATGAAAGTTGGCAATGCTATCAAAATTCCCAAGCGTCAGTTCTTAGGGGTAGCCCCCGAGGTTGAGCAGTCGGTGCGGGAGATAATTGAAGAAAATATAAGCGAGTATTTAGATAACTTAGATTTTAATATAAAATGAGAAAAGAGATATTTGAGACGATACGCAAAGCTATGCTTGAATCCGGCGATGTTAAGCATGTCGATTTATGGAATCAGAATGTAGAATTTCTTGAGCAGGAGGACAATTGGCCACGACCGGCAGTATTTATCGAGTTTGACCCGATTGTATGGGATAGGACGAAAGAGCCTCGAAGTATGTATGCCATATCGACATTTAAGTTGCACATTGTGACGGATTGGGTTGACACATTAGGATCATCCGACAGTACATTGAATGTGTTTGAGCTATCGAGACAAATACAAGGGATTGTGGAACTGCTGTCAGGAATGAAGTTCGGTCGTTGTGTATTGATTGAAAGTCACACGAACCATAACCACGAGGAGATAATGGAGACTATTGATGTCTATAAGTATAGAGGCCAAGAATTTATAATGTATTAAGGTGCTAAGAAGATATAGTTTTAATTAGGATAAGTGTTAATTATGTTAGGGCTGCGGACCGTGAGGTTAGCAGCCTTTTGTGTGTTTGGTAATGACTGAAATGAAATCAGGAGATGATTACCGATTGTCGGCAGTCATCTCCTGATGATTTTTCATATGATTAGATAGGAATCAGATTTAAGGGAAGGTAAAAAATTACATTATGGAAAATCTCAACAACTATATATGGTATCCATCCTAAAAAAAGTATGAAGAAATTATTGCTATCTTTGAAAAAAAATCGGATATGAACACATTTGATAGGCAGCGGTTAGATGCAATCCTCGAGTTATTCAGAGAGTGTCGAACAATCAGCAAGGAGGCAATTTATAAAGCCGGCTCAATTCCAGATTATGACGAAGCGATTGCTTTTCTTGCGGCAGAAGGCTATCTTGATGAGAGCAAATATGGTTTTACAATAACCTTTAAAGGTATTTCGATGCTTAATAATGGTGATTTCTTCGCTCACTGCAAGCGGAACCAGCGAGAAATTCGACTTGAACTTGTCGGTATTATTATCGGCATTGCCGGGTTGGTTATGTCCATAATAGCTCTCGTTAAGTAGCGCGATAGAGACACAGTGTGCTAACCATCGTTGATTTTCGAGATACTCCAAATTTTTTTGAAATTTATTTCGCATAATTGATTGTAATTGAAATAAAAGTGTTATATTTGCGGTGAACCTAAGAAGGTGAGAGTATTGCACTGTCACCTGGGTTTAAAAAGGCTGGCTTGAATGAGTCAGTCTTTTTTTGTTTTTTTAATCTCACCATCTTTAAAAACGCAAATTATTTCATGTAGTGTTGTCCCTAATTGGGTTCTGATTTGGTTTTCATCAAAGAATGAGCGATCATGAAAATAAAGGATTAGACTATGGGCATCGGAGCCTGTCTTAGCATTGAAATTTTTTAATTGTTTCTTTTTATCATTGATTGCATTCTTGATGGTAGATTTACCGTTGCCTGTTATTGCGCGAATATCCATAACGATGCCATTTGTTTCGGTGTCCAATTGAGGCAACTGTTTGCCGGAAGCGTCAAATTTACTTTCGTTCAATAAGATACATCTATAACCATTTTTGAATAACACATCTTGACAGAGTATTTCCAAATCGGTTGAAGTAAGTTTCTCATCGTCAAAGAATGTAGGCTCTTTCTCTGAGGAATGTATGATGTGTTCATTATGAATTGCTTTCACGCCACCACTTTTCGGGTCATACTCCACGCTATGGTATTCTGGGTCGTTTTTAAGTCGCTCATAATAATCTTGATTTGAATTAGTTCTTTGATTTGCATTCCTAATTGATTTACAAGCATCGCACAGTTCATTATCAGGAATGAAGTTTTTAGCGAGTGTTTGTTTGCCTTTAGCTATGTCGCAGTCGCGGCAACGGCGGATGGTGTAAGGGTTGTAATCCGGAAACGTCTTACCCTCCTTGCCTGA